CGGTACCCCACTGAATCTTAGACTGATCACCGTCATTTACAACGACAAAGTCAGGACCGTTGAGATAATCACGACGACCTGGGGCAATACCAACGTTCCCTACAGAAACGATACTGCTGTTCGGCAAGTAGTCAAACGTATCCTGGAAAGTGTTGAAGTAGTAAGTTACGGCTACGACGGTACCAGGAGTCGGCGCGGCAGCCAGCGTTACAGTCTGATTCTTGCCATCAACCGACTTGGCGATAACCGGAGTTCCGTTTACCGTAACGGAGACGCTTGAAGGGTCAGTAGTTGTAACACCACCATCCGAACCATCAACGATCGGTCCGTTAAAGACGACGAACGACTTATTACGGTTCGTGTAGTCACCCGGGTTGAAACCCAGAGCGCCGTTACTATTGCCGCTTCCGATCAGGATATTACCCTGAGCGATGAGCTGGACATGGCTAAGTCCCTGAGCATCAATGTGTACTGACGAGGTCAGACCGGTGATGGCAGCAGCATTGATATCATTGGCAACGTCAGCAGCAAGTCTGCTACCGGAAGCCAGCGTAACCACTCCAACAACAGCATCATTAACTGTTACGCTGAGTGTATCACTCACTCCGAGTGTTATGTTATATGGCTCAGCCTTTGGCGCAACCAAAACGGCAGAGACTCCCGTAACTTGAGACGAAACATCATCGGTGACTCGAGTGTCTTTACGATGAAAGAAATAATCTACGAGAACGATATCCTCCAACTGAGGAGGAACCAATAGTGCTACGAGACCATTAGGACCATCAACTGCCGACACAACAACTTGTTGACCGTTAACCTTAACGGAGACTTTGCTCACGTCATAAGTCAGACGGCCAATACCGTCGCCATCAACAATCGGATAATTTCTCACCCGGAATTGCCCGTGAACGCCATCAGCGTTCCCGAGTGTCGGGTTGGTTTGAGAACCGCCGATAACAAACCTTCCTGTCGCGTCTTCCGCGAAGATTGGTGTGTCAGCTACGGAGCTTGAACCACGGACAAGTTCGAAGTCCGTCTGACTCAGGGTTTCTTTCCCTGTGCCGATAAGGACTGGGACCCTGAGTCCCCCGAGCAGTTGCCCGACGATTGGCTCCGTGATGGTTCTCGTGTAAACACCAGGAGGCGCGTATGTTGTAAAAGGTCCGATACCCATCTTAGCTCCTTCGTCCGAGCAGAAGTCTAAATATTTGTCTCAATCTCTAAAACCAAAAAAGTCTAAATCTAGGTCTGAGTCTGCGTTTAGGTCTTAGGTATGAATGTCTACTGGGACCTCAGTAAGGAAATCCGCATAAGAGTTCGATAATGAATTAAGTAAGAAGGATAAAAACGAAAAACGGTTTCAGTAAACGAAATCAGGCACCAGGTTTCGGTCTCGGATTTTGAATCTTCGCCTTACGAAGAGTTCTCAGGCCCTGTTCTCGAAGCTTCGCAGTTTGAGGATCCACAGCAGTGATAACGTCGTCTACCTGCTTAACAGCATTTTGACCGAGTTCCCGACGTGCTTTATCACGCGTTGCTTTCCGAGCGTTATAGTATTCCCACTTCTTCGAGGCGGATCGACCAACCGCTTTGTCAACATTTGGATAATCAAGATCATGGACGCCAGACTGTCCATGAACTCCAGAACCCTGTGTTTGACCACCCGGAGCTTTAAAGGCAAAGTTAATGGGAGAGACTTTTATTCTCTTCGCTCGACCTTTACATGAAGGGCAAGGATGCCATTCCGTATATAAGCGGATTTCATCTTGTTGAACGAGAAGTTCCTCGAATTCAACTTCACATTTGTTACACAAATATTCGAATGCCGGCATTACGGACTATACTAGTTCAAATCACATTGCTCATATAGCACTTTACCATCAACAATCTTCGTGAACTCAAACAGTCCTCTCGTAGGTGATGTCTTTCCCAATAATCACTGGAATCCCGCCAATGGTGGCAGGATTTCCTTGTTCGATTAAGTCAAGAGGGTAGCTCGAGGACATATGTCCGTACTGCTGCTCCGCTTGAATTGATGTGAACTCGGAACGCTGCATAACAACAGGCAGAGGTACATATATTTCCCAGTCTACTCGAAATGACAAAGAAATGGTGCTATCGTAAAAATAGTCATCAGTCTCAGCGTTGTAGACTTCTTCGCCTTCTCCTCCAGGAGAAATATCGAGAAGTTCAATACCTTCAAAACCAAGAATGTTTTGAATTTCAAGAACTTTTGCGATTATATAATCTGACATTTTTTCACGATCATCAGAGTCTTTTGTAAATGCAATTAGTTCAAAGTTTACTTCAAATTTACCACCATAAACATTCATCGTATAAACACGTTCATCCGTAACAACAATGTCCATTTGGTCAAATTGTTGAGCTCTATCTCCAAAGGCCAAGACAGCACCAGGGATGGCATCAATATCCGGTTGTTCTCTGTAAAAAGGAAAAGGACCTAAAGTTGGTGTAGCATATCTATAGTCTGCGGTAACGGTATCACCAGAAACTGTCGGTGTTAAAAAAGTAACGCTACCTGACGGATAGTCAATACTATAATCAACATTTGGAATTAACGCTATTCTATTATCAATCCATAAACGTAAAGAACCGAGATAAATATTGTCATGTGAAAGCTGGGCATCTTGGTCAGCTGAACTCTGAAACACAATCAGTGGTTCATTATGGATTGTCAGTATTGGATCAATAGTGAAATGACCAGGAGTATTGTGGGCTTCATCAGGAAGATCCGTAATTTTCATACGGTATACTCCAGGAGCCGACGGAAAAACGTCTCGCTTTCTAGAAATTTTAGCGAGTTCGTTTACATTCTCTATCACCCATTCGAGAGCTGTTCCAGGATAGTTTTCTACCGGAGCAAGCATAACGAAAGATGAATGTCGACCTATATAATTATCAGCAGATAAACGAACACGATCAGCACTCGTCCCGTTTATGATAACGCCACGATTTGGACGTTCCGTAAAAGCGAACTTATTCTGGACATTCTCGGAATCCGCACGATAACGCGGATGGTCATACAGGATCTTTTTAATTTCCCGTATAACCCTCTTCTTTGTAGCGCTAGTCAACCAGTTTTTGATAGCGCACCTCCAGTCACAGTATTAAACAGAATCGGAAGACTCGTCAGAAGACTCTTCATCAGAAGATTCGTCATCTGAGGATACCTTTTCTTTTTCTTTCTTTTTCGACTTCTGCGAAGTAGGTGCCGGAGTAGGTGCCGGAGTAGGTGCCGGAGTAGGTGCCGGAGTAACATCCACACCCGATTTAACGAGGAGGGGGTAAGAATGAGAAATTAGGTCATCATGTGTTGAGATGACCTTCCCTACGTGAACGCCTTTAAAATGCATATCTTCTTTCGTTACAAAAGGCTGATTTAGGACTATGGTATCTTTCGGTGTTTCAGGTGATACTATAACATCCAAGTTACGACGATCACGACGTTTCTTAGAAAGTCCCGTTTTTTTACCAGATAACTGTGCCGACCTGGCACCCGGGGTCACCGGGGCGGTGGCCAGTCAGTCATCTTCGTCCATTTGACTTAACAACAACAAACCAGTAGCAACAGCTGTCATTGGATTCGATGCATGACGAATTTCCGATATTTGAACTGGAAATTTAGGTCTATATACTTCAAATCGTTCTTTAAATTTGTCTAAGAAACCTTTTGCTAAAGAGGTTCCTCCAGAAACGATGATCGGAATTGGCTTTGAAATGTGAATGTCACCTTTCTTGTTTTGAAAGGCATCAATGATTTTATCAATCGTATAATCAATGAGATTTTGTATAAATACGGAAATAGCCTCGATTTCACGAGAATCAGAAATCTTACTAATATCAAATTCCGTTTCTTTAATTGAACAAATTCTGGCAGCAGTCGTACCGACAGCTTTTGCCGCGCCAGAATCGATCCAGTCGCCTCCGCGACCAACAGAAAACTCGAAAGCCGACATAGCATTAACAGAAAGACAAACGTTCGTCATTCCTGATCCGTACGATATACCAAGTCCAGAAAAATTTTCTTTCACACATTCAGAATAAATTACAGCCATGGCTTCATTAGCAGGCTCAGGAGAATAGCCAAGCTCTTGAAGAACTTTTTTCAAAATAGCAGAGTGATATGTTACATCAGAACCACGAACATCGATAGAAGGAGCGGGGACGGAATAACAACATTTCTCCCCTTTCTCAACCGGTGCACCGAGAACTTCCCTCATAATGAGAGCGATGATTCGCTGCGCATCGAGTTCACCGGCAGAAATAACGCCGCCAGACATTGGTCGGCGCGCATCTTTATTTAAAAAATTTGCGGTTTCAAGAGCGGCATCGCCGACAACAACCAGTCTCCCATCCAGTTCTGCAAAACTCGTGTTCGAAAGCTTCAACATACGTTTATGTTCGAGTGGTAAATCAATGAAAGCGTCACGAACTCTCTTGGTGATGATTTTTTCATTGATTTTACGTGCAGCCACGAAATTCATGGTTCCGACATCGATAGCACAACCATGACTATTAATCTGTTTAATATCAGTCATCATAACTCCGTTTGACGGTACGTTTAACAGTACGTTTAACATGGCACCAGCAACAAACGATCTCGCATTTTGCAATTTCGTCTAAAACTCTTCGTAAACTTGATTGAGATCCAACTAAGTTGGAAACGTTATTTGTTTTTTCAAAAATATGATCAAAATCCATTTGGCATGGATGGAATCTTAAATTGCAATCAACACATGGTTTATCTTTTAAATCACGAATAAGTTTAAGACGCTTCGTTCGGAATGTCGCCAAACTGTTATAATGAGTACACTTCTTGCATCCTGATTGTCGAATAGGACGATGTTTTGGACAAGAAGTTACATATGGCAGAAGTCTTGATTCGGTTCGTAATCTATGGCAACCAACACAAACAAGATCACATTTTGAAATTTCAGAAATCAATTTATCTAAACTTGCGGTTGGATGATTTGCAAGTTGGAATATAGAATATGATTTTAATCCAGGAGAATGATCATAAGTCATAACCTCAACTATGAAAATGCGTCCGCAATCAGTACAAGGGTTTGATTTAACACGAGAAAGAAATAATTTCTTCGAATTTTTTAAGCCAACGCGTGATTTACGGAAATCAGAAGAACGATTCTTCCAATAATTTCGTTGGTATTCAGATCTAAGAATATGGTCAACTAAAGGCATTGATATCCATCAAGAAACAATACGTTATAAAATCATTTTTTCTTCCGAGCAACCCTTAAAGCAGCAAGGGAGTCATCAAACCCCTCAACCGAAGAACTTTCTTCGTTAGCACTAATATGAACACTTGCTTCTTTAGGAACAATACTAGACGGAATGAATATGGGATCGTCTGAATGAGAGATGGGTCCATCACGATACTGTTCATGCATACTATATCCCGATGGAGCCGGAATATTCATCACAGTATGTGTGGAACTAGGAACCGTTTTCAAAGCCGCAAGAACTTCATCGAATCTGGAGTTCATTGCACGAATTTCATTTTGAAGCATGGAAACATCAACAGGTGATACTTGAGGTGCAGTTATTTGCTGTTTCTGAATGTTTGGCTGTGTATGAGTGTGTGGACTAACACTTACCCATTTTCTCCGAACGAGTTCTTTTAAACTCACAGACCTGTCATGTGAGTCAGAGTTAATTATACATAACCCATCATTACCACCACGAGCCTGAAGAATAATCCCGAGGTCATCTATCCTGAGACTAGTTGGGAGAAGATTCATAACTTTATAGGTGAGAACACTCATGAATGGTACCTTGAAAGTATTTTTTCAATTTCAGGTACGAACTTCTTATAAATAATATCCTGCATACCATCGAGAAATTTCTTCATGATCCCTTCAAAATCTTTTGACGGATATTTAACTCCTGAACCAGTCTTTCTAAGATTTCTCGTAAAAGAAATTTTAAGCTTTCCCGATCTACCAACTTCCATAGAACGTGGCGCACCAAGACTACGAGGTGCCGCAGCTGCGGCTTTATGTCCAAACTCTCGAGCTTCAGCACCTCGGGTTGTGTCATGAGATTTTTTCTTAGTGTCACGTGACATCTTCTTAGTGTCGTGTGATTTTTTACGTTTATCACGAAGACTAGCTATTCTAAAAACCTGACCATCACCAGACAAACCATAACTTTTTACAATCGATTCCTGATACTTTTTCTCAAGAGCGTCCATGGCGTCTTTTCTGGACGCTTCTACCTCATTTGATAAGTCAGTTTCTTCAACACTATCTATCGGTAAAGATATCTCGTAAATAATTTCTTCACCACTGATATGTGCATGTAACTCATAATTTTTTAGATATTCAGAGTCCTCAAAACCTGAACTACGAAGAACAGACTGAAGAAGTTGTAAACCTTCCTTCGCTATGGCATCACGAACAGAATCCGCAGATCTCTGTAATTGAGTCATCAGCGATGTAGTAAAATCAGTCATTATTTAAACTACGGTTTTACGAGAAGAACGGGCAGCATTTCTTAGTTTCTGACAGGCACGACAGCCATGAGATCCTCTAAATTGATTCATATCATGTCCACGAATACAATAATCTTTTAAAAGCGTAGATGATATTTTCAGTTTATGTCTCGGATCAAGATTTTTTCCTTTATTCCAAACCAGATATTCAGAAACACGTCCGCTAATCTTATATTCATGATAAGAAACTGTTTTACGGTCAACTCCAAAAATCTGTGCAATTTCTAGCTGCGTATAACCACTAGCACGCATAATCGATATTTGTTCGATGTCAGAAATACTAAGTTTTGAACACTTTGCACGATGATTCTTAATAGCTAAATCGGTTTTGAGAAAAGCGGCTACACCGCTTTTCTTCGAAGCTTCCGAGCGAATAACCAGAGCGTGAAGTTTTTCATCTTCTGTAAAAGAAGCTTCACGAGTTAGTCTAGCAGCATACGCTTTTCTTAACAAAGAAGAACGTTCCTCCGGACTCTTAGATGCATTCATAGCAGCAGTATTTGCGGAAACTTTTGCTCGCCACATCGGATCTGCAGCTCTATCACGAATTTTTTTAGTCATTTTTTCTCGATACTCAGAACAATCCCATGGATTCTTCTTTTCCGGATATAATTGTGAACCACCACCCTTTGCGGGGTTAAATCCTTTTTTCGGATTTCGAGTGCCTTCTTGCTCGATTATTATAATTTCTGTTGCATTAGCCCCTTCAAGGTCCCAACTCATCGCAAGAATTTCATGAGAAAATGCATCTTTGCCGTATTTATGAATCGCATTTGCGAAGTAAGATCTATTTCCTTTAATGTTTCGAGCCTGAATTATATGCTGTGACCAACGTCTCTCCATTGTGCGAGACGTTAAACCGATGTAACGACGACCCGATTCAATATGTTTATGACAGTATATAACCCAGTATTTCACACCATAATTGTTCCATGAAAGGTCTAGGTGTTCTCGAAAACTACTGTCCCACCTCTGATCTCACGTTCATCAGGAATTTCCTCACGTTCGGTCATCATCGGTGTAGAACCACCTTTACCAGGAACAATCCATCGAGTCTGTGGAGCTGAAAGACGGGCCGCATCGATCACGGGAATTTTATACCTGACGTCTCCCTCATCAAGGTGAGAAACAGTAAAAAACTGTTGAAGTTGCATACCTCTACTAGTTGGTGACCTGACAGGACCAAGCCCATATCGATCACCATTTAGTTTCACAATGAAGTCACGCTGAGAAAGCTGCGGGCTCGGACCGGTCCAAGTATCATATGGATGAGCAAAGGTTCTACCACGATTACTCTGGGAAATGGACTTCTCTCCATCATCGGGAGCTAATATGATATCATATGGGCCATCATAACCACCGAGTACTCCAGTCCCAAAGCATACAAGACAGTCATTCGCTGGTTGTTTATTCGATTCAGAATAACAACCACATTTTGAACCAACAACTTTTCGAATGAAGGCTTTTACACGTTCTCCTGCTTGAATAAGCAGAAAACGATTCCGACGAACAGCCTCTCTCCATATCCAGTCTAGTTTTTCAATCTCATTGTTGTTCGTTTGAGCAGCCCGATCAAGAGGGGTCTCAATAAGTGAACCAGTAGATCTGTCTCTAGCAACTGTCGCCAATCTATAAAAAACTCTAGACGCTAAAGACGTAACGACTTCATTAGATATATAACGGTAAGTTGCAAGGATAACATCTGAAGAAGAAGATGGGAGAACCGCCGGGATAAGTTTTTGAGATGCGACATCAAAACTAGGGTATCTTCTAAGTTCTACTTCACCAGTAGGTGAATTAATATGCTCAACAAAGGCGGGAACACCATTTATAGTAACATAGACATTTAAATTAGTAATATCAGGGACGCCAGGCGTAGGATGAATTACAATCGGTCGGTTTTTAACTCTGAATACCCATTTACCATCAGGATCAGTGTCACCCCTCATGACAAACAGATCTGATATGTCCTCTTGAAGAGCAAGAATCGTTCTAGTTTTATCACGAAAGAATGTAGACCCGACAGGGATAGTATTGAGTCTATAAAATGGGCCGAATTCAGAATCAAAACTTCGATATATATTTACACCAATAATATCGAATTTGGTGTTAGCAGAAATATCTGACGATAGTGTCCATCTTAGGTCGAGAGTTTGTTTCTCAAACCCAGATGAACACGACAGATTTAGCGGAGGGAGAGGGAGCTCCGGGCTGTTCTGTTCAAGAATATGTACTGGTCTATCTGGCGGGGATGGCATCCTTCCCCCTCAAGGCAATTAGGGGTCTGGGATTAAGTCTGAGCAGATGGACTCTGATCCGTGGCATCAGTCAAGGGATTTTGACTAGGAACTTTCGGTCTGATCATTACAACGAGGTTGATCTTCCCGTCAGGTTCATTTGTCGGCTGCATTTTAACAATCTGTGACGGATCGATGCCTGAATCCGTTATAACCTTATCGAGCATGGACTGACGGCCCTGATATAATCCATCAATATTATCGAGAAGTGCTTTTCGTTTAAGGTCAAGCCGGACGAGCTCCGTACTCCAATGAGATATGGAGCCATCAAACTGAACGAGTTGTTCTTGCACTACGTCTTCAAGAGGAATTTTACGTTGTTCCATATATAGACATTACCGAACGAAATCACGACTTGTTTACCGGAATAGACATCACTTCAATAGACGACGGTTCAACTCGTACGTCAGTAGCTTTCAATCTCATCTCTCTAGCTGTTATCTGAATAGCTGATTCAATGGCAGACATCAATTCCAAATCCAATTTCTTAGCTATAACTTGGTTTGAAATCTGACCTTCAAAACCTACGGAAATTGATATATTAGTCGTGCAGTTAACACCACCGGAAGATCTTGCTGCAATAGCTGCTGCAACTTTTTCAAGATTGGCAGAACCGAATGGTCCATTAGCTTCAGCAAATCCGCAGTTGCATGTATATGCATCTCTACCATCATCATAAAGCATGAGATCATCACATACAGGGCATGCTTCAGGAACCGATATACGTGCTGCAATTCTAAATATATCCACGTTATCGTTACTTTTCATGAACAACTTAATAATGAAAAATCATACGAACCTGTATATGAAACGCCATGATTTTGGACCTAATGCAAGCATAGGAACACTTATACTCCAAGGAAACGTCTTGGTGTAAGTGCTCCCCTACCAACACTCGGACCGAATGAACTTCTGATTCCGATTCCGTAACGTGACTGACGAAGACCACGAATTATTTTAACAGTCTCTTTAGCAGCTACAACGAATTCTTGAAATCGTGATTGAGCGTCATTTGACATACTCTGGTATTTTGATGATTTTTCAAGGTCAAGGGATACGCCACCGATTGAGTAACCAAACTCTTCAAGTATCCAGTTTAAAGAAATAGCATTTATCGCATGAACCATGGCACCTGTAAACAGAAGCGTTCGCCAATTACGATGATTCTGCATGAGTTGGTCAAGAGTTTCGTAAAACGTCTGAGGCGGATACATATTCAGCGAATCATTAGAAACTCGTAAAAATTCAAGAAGTTCGTAGTCTTCCCAAAGATAACCGAAAACTCGAGTAAACTGGTTAACAGCTTCTTCACCGGCAGGAGGAGCGAAATGATAATTTCTAGCCGGGTTATTATCCCGAAGCATAATTCGAAGCCCACGAACTAAATCGAGCTCAATAGGGGTGATTCCAGGAACTGTAACGATCTGGGTAGCGTTATCAACAATAGCAAATTTTTGAACAACCTGAGCCTGTGGCGCACCTACATACTCACGCATGTACCATCTAATCCGGTATTCACCGATATTGGCGTCAATCGGAACAATGAAACTTGCGTAATACTCACCAGTAGCAGAGTTAACGGGAATACGGTTTGCGGGATGGAGAAGAACTTCACAACCGGTCGTGAAGTCATAAACGGAATAGAAGATTTCAGCGGCGTTCTTAGAACGACCGTCACGCGACTTCGTGAAAATATTAAGGCCATTGGATCTTCCAAGTTCCTGGCCGCGTCTAAAAGTTACTGACATGGAAAAACCTTACCTGACATGATTCATAAGGCTCTGAAGGATTTAATTAAGGTGTTTCCTCACCGGTAATCTCATGTCGTTCTTGACCTAGATTATCATGAGGATAAGACTGCTCTTGTTCCTGAGAGACCATCTGGCGGGTCCCGTAATCCGGTCTTTCCGAAAGCG